GTGCTTGATGGTTGCCGTGAAGTCATCGACGCCTGGTACGGCGAACGTAATGTTGTTCGTGACGTGTTGTTTGAGGAATTCATTCACACCCAAATGTGTTGTATGAACTTCGTGTTCTACAAACATTCTGGGAATCCATCCGGAAATCCTTTAACTACCGAAATAAACTCCATTGCTAACGCAATACTTATGGCGTATGTCTGGCAGGTCGTCGCTCCACCCGAGTATTCTGACCTCTCTTTCTTTGCCCAATTTGTGCGCTTCTTCGTTTACGGCGATGATAACATCGTAGCCGTGAAAAGAATTGCAACGACTTTCTTTAACATGAAAACCGCTTCTGCTGCTTATACGGAATTCGGTATGGAGTACACTCCACCCGATAAAACTTCAGCCGTTTCCGTAGACGTAGCTCCCATTCTATCTTGGACCTTTCTCAAACGAGGTTTTCGATCGACTGGCACACATTTTGTCCCCCTGCTGAGCGAGATCACAATTACTGAATCAACCAATTGGATCCGTGAGTCATCAGACCCATGGGCTAATTGTCTTGAATCGTGTTCTAATGGACTTCGCTTCGCTTTTTTTTATGGCCCCACGTATTATAACAACATGCGTGATAAGATCATCGCTGCAACAACCGCACTCGGAAAACCATTCGCACTCCCAACTTACGGTTTCTTCCAGGATTTCTTCTTGCGCGAAGGTGGGGTTTTACCCTCCATCGCGTACGAAGCTACTGGACCGGAACTGTATTACGAATACCGAACTGCTGTCGCTCAAGCCGAAACATCTGAGGTTGCTTTAAAGGAACTTCAAGGGGTAACGAACGTAGAGTCCACAACACCGATTCACGCTTCAGTGCCCCAAGCTACTGACAAGCATCCCTCCGCCATCGAACATCTCCCTGATCAAATCTGGAACTTGAACGCTCTCGCTGAGAAACCAGTTCTTGTTAACACATATAACTGGTCCACCAGCGCTGGCGCTTTGAGTATTCTAGACCAGTGGTACACCCCCATTGATTTTGAAACCGATTCTATCAACCATGCTCCTTTTAATCTTTTTGCCTACTGGCGTGGTGAGACTGTCGTTACTGTTCAAGTCAACGCCACTCGATTCCACTCTGGTCGGCTCGCTCTATTTTTCGTCCCATTAACCATGAAAACTACTGTCGCCAACTGGCACGTTGTCAACCCTGCCGCGCTAACAAGCGTCCCGCACGTCCTCATCGATCCAGCTGTCAACACTATCGCAGAGTTGCGAGTCCCATTCGTTAATCAACTCGGTTACCTCAACATCCGTGACCCGAGTCTGATTGATTTTGTGGGAACCGTTTCTCTCATAGTGCTCAATCCACTCCAAGCTGGCACTGGCACATCAACATCTGTCAATGTCAACGTAACTGTGTCGTTTCAGAAAAACGAGTTTAAAGTCCCCGTTCCACTCGGACTAACTCGTGACGCTATGACGGCATCCGAATTCGAAATCCTCGAAAAACTTGATCTTTCTCGCAACGATCGTCGTGGCTTCTTTAAAGATGCTATCCGGAAACGCGTCCGACGAGGTATCGTACAGGGAGGAGTAACATCTTTCACGTACAACTTCAAAGACGTGGCTAAGGCTACCATCGGAAATGTGGCTACCACAACCGACGAGATCGGGCATGGTGCAAAAGGCGAACTTGAGGCTACGGGTGCAGGCCAGGCTGGTAACAACGACCTGGACAAACCATCCAACCCCATGGAACCCTTCATGATCGTCCGAAACGCTCTTGGATTCTTTAACAACGCATCCAATA